GTCACCTCGGGCGATGCCGATGTCTCGAACGGCGGCACCTTCACGATCGCCGCTCCCGGCCTTCGTGTTGCGATGTCGGCCGCGACCAAGGCGATCACTGTTGTCGCGGCGGCGTCGCGCAACATGGCCTTCACCCGCGACGCGATCGTGCTGGCCTCGCGCCTGCCCGCTCGCCCGAAGGAGGGTGACCTCGCCGTGGACGTGATGAGCGTTCAGGATCCCGTCTCCGGCCTCGCCTTCGAGATCGCGCAGTACAACCAGTACCGCCAGGTCCAGTTCGAAGTCTCGTGCGCCTGGGGCGTCAAAGTCGTGAAGCCGGAGAACCTCGCGCTTCTGCTCGGCTGATGACCTTTGAGGCCGGGGCGTAGCCCCCTTCGCTCCGGCCTCAATCACCCAAGGAGAGACGATGATGCAGGCCAGCGAAATTCTCCCGACCGTCAAGATCAAGCCCGCTCACAAGAGCCAGGGCGATTTCGTCGAGATCAACGCCGAGGACTTCGATCCGAAGATCCACACGCTCGCTGACGGCAAGTCAGCTCCAGCAGCATCCGACCCGACGCCCGCTGAAGAGCCGGCTCATAAGCCGCGCTCGAAGGGCGCAGCGAAGCGGAAGGGCGGCAAATGAGCCCGTTCAAGCCGCTCGGCAACACCGTCAATATCGACGTCAGCTCGTCGAACCAGAGTGTCCTCGTCGATGCGGACGGCGGCTCCGACTGCGTGCGCGTGTTCAACAACGGCACCGCGACGGTGTGGATCGCCTTCAGCTCCAACATGACCGCGCCTACCGCAGCGCTCGCGACCGGCATTCCGATCGGTCCGGGCGTTACCGAGGTTTACGGCCTCTGCATCGTCTATGCGGCTGCGATCGCCGCAGGGTCGACCGGCAAGGTCTACTTCACGCCGGGGACGGGCGAATAATGGCCCTGCACGGCAGTTCCAGCAGCGGGAGCAGTTCGAGCCTGGGCGGTGCTGCGATTACGCGGCGCGGCTCGGTGAAGAACAACATCAGCGCAGCGTCGATCGACCTGACGCTGCCCGCTGGAACCGCTGCTGGCGACACTGCACTCATCTTCGTCGTTGGCGGCTTCCAGGCTCAGACGCCATCAGGAGCCTTCGTCGTCGAAAGCGGCTCCAAGACGACCACGGGCGGTTGGGAATCGACCTGCTTCTGCAAGGCTATCACCTCCGGCGACGTAACGGCGGGCAAAGTCACCGTTGCGATGGAGGGCAGCGGCTTCGTGATGGGCCAAATGGCCGTGTACGTGGGGGCGGTCGATATCGCCTGGTCGAAGTGCTTTCACCTCCCCGGCTATAGGCTTGCCTACCAGGCCTCGAGCGACGGCTACACGACTGCGCGGCTCTACACGAACGATGTCGTGGTGATGAACATCAACTGCGGCGGTGCGTCGAGCTCGAACACAAGTAGCATCGGGTCGCAGTTGCAATCTGACCCGAACGCTAGCGGTTCGATGGCGACCTACGAGTACGTGCTTGCCGCGAACGGCATGGCGCAGCCGGTCATCAACATTCCGACGCCCGGCACGAAAGACATCGACATGATCTTTGTGGCGCTGAGGAGCTAGCGGTGGCGCTGGTCGTCGAAGATGGCACCGGCAAAGCGGACGCGGAGAGCTTCGTCACTCTCGCGGCTGCAACGACACGCCATGCCAACCTCAGCAATGCGGCGTGGGCTACGGCTGCTTCCGACACGGTACGCGAAGCCGCCCTTCGCCGCGCCACGATCTACATGGAGCAGGCCTATCGCGAGCGGTGGACAGGTTGCCGCGTGAACACCACGCAGGCGCTGTCCTGGCCGCGCTACAACGTCTTCGTCGACGGCTTCCCGATCAACAGCACTGTCGTTCCGGCTGAAGTCGCCAATGCCTGCGCTGATCTCGCGCTGAAGGCGCTGAGCGCTGATTTGAATGCTGATCTTGAGCGGGCGATCGTTCGTGAAAAGACTGGCCCGCTCGAGACCGAGTACGATCGCAATTCGCCGCAGTCGGTTCGCTACCGCGCCATCGACATGTCGCTCAGCCCCTTCCTCAAGGGATCGTCAGCAATGGCGACTTTGGTGCGGGCATGACGGTCGCTCAGCGATCACGAGCCGCCGACATGATCGAGCGGAAAGGCCAGTCGGTCTCGATCGTCGGCGCTGGCTCGGCGACTTACGACCCTGCGACGGGCACGACGACGCCGACGACTTACAGCAAGACGGCGAAAGCAGTGCCAGGCTTGCCGCTGAGCCCGTTCCGCAAGGCCAACAACTCGGACATCATTGAAGGCGACCAGCAAATGCTTCTCGCCGGCCTCGACACGTCTGGCGCGGCACTGCCGCAGCCGCCTGTCAATGCCGTGGTCACGCTTGCCGATGGCTCGACCAAGCGCACCTTGATCGCCGTCGAGCCGCTCGATCCTGATGGTGAGGGCAGCATCATCTACGACTGTGTGATCCGAGGGAACGCCTGATGGGCGCATTCGCTCTCCAACTTCAGAAGTTCGCCGAGAAGACCGGCCAGAAGGCCGACCTCGCCGTCCAGAAGATCGTTGTCGGCGTCGCTGGCCGCGTGGATGCCCGCTCGCCAGTTGGCGATGGCGCGTACTGGAAGAACCCGCCGCCCAAGGGTTACGTCGGTGGCCGTTTCCGCGGCAACTGGCAGCTTGGCGTCGGCGTGGTCCCGCAAGGCGAGACCGGCTTGATCGATCCGAGCGGTGCCGAGGCTCAGGGGCGCATCATCGCGGAGATACCGCAGCAGGCTTCGGGGCAGGTCTACTACCTCTTCAACAACGTGCCTTACGCTCGCCGCATCGAGGAGGGCTGGTCGCGCCAGGCTCCGCAGGGCGTCGTCGGGCTGACGGTCATCGAATTCCAGCGCATCGTCGATGACGCTGTTGCGGGTCTCGCAGCATGAGCGCCGTTCTGGTCCGCCAGGCCCTCGAGGTCGCGATCGCAGCCATGTCGCCTCCGCTGCAGACGGCCTACGAGAATGCGCCTTTCACGCCAACCAACGGCACGCCGTATCAGCGCGTGACGATGCTCCTCGCACAGCCGGCGAACGATGAGTTCAGCCCCGTGCATCGCGAAGAAGGCTTCCTGCAGGTCGACCTTTGTTATCCGCTCGGCGCTGGACCGGCGACCGCCACTGCGCGCGCCGAGCTCATCCGCACAACCTTTGCACGGGGCGCGTCCTTCACGGCGTCGGGCGTGACCGTGAACATCGACCGAACGCCGGAAATCATGCCGGGGCGGACCGAAGAGGATCGGTTCGTGATCCCGGTTCGCATCCCATTCCACGCACATATCAGGAGTTAGACCGATGGCCATTGCTCAGGGCATTAACCGCACTTTCGCCTACAAGAAGCAGAGCGGCCTCGGCTCGTCTGCTTCGGGTTCCGGTGGCACCGGAATGCGTCGCGTGACCGCGAACCTCAACGTCACGAAGGACAGCTACGAGAACAACGAAATCGTTTCCCATCAGCAGGGAACGGGCTTCACCTACGGCATCGCCAAGACGGGCGGCACGCTCAACGGGCTGCTCTCGGGCACGACCTGGATGCCGTTCCTCGGCTCGCTGCTCCGCAAGGATCCGGCTGCGACCTCGGCAATCTCGTCGCTGTCGCTGACCATCGCTGCCTCGGGCTCGAACTACACGATCACCCGCGGCTCCGGCGACTTCCTCACGGGCGGCATCAAGATCGGCGACGTCATCCAGCTTTCGGGCGGCTCGCTGAACTCGAACAACGTCGCGAAGAACATCGTGGTCGTTGGCGTCACCTCCACCGTCATCACCGGCAACGTGCTGAAGAGCGGCGGAACCCTGACGGCTGAAGGCCCGATCGCCAGCTGCACCGTGACCGTCATGGGTAAGAAGTCGTGGGTTCCGTCCACCGGCTTCACCAATGACTATTACACGTTCGAGGACTTCGACTCAGACCTCACGCTGAGCCGCGTCTATCCGGACATGCAGATCGGCCAGGCCGACATTCAGGTTCCGGCGACCGGCAACGTCACCTCGAACTTCAACCTCGTCGGCCTCGGCGCTTGTAGCAAGAGCGGGGCGCAAGTCCTGACCTCGCCGTCAGCGGCTCCGTCGACGGCGGTGTTCGGAGCGGTGGCTGGCGCGGTTTACGTCGCTGGCGTCCGCTACGGCACGATCACGAGCATGAACCTCACGATCAACGGCAACGTCACTCAGGGCGAGGCCGTGATCGGCTCGGCAGTCATCGCCGACGTCCAGCGCGGCCGCATCGTGGTCACGGGGTCGTTCTCGGCGGTGTTCGATGCGGAAACGCTCTCGACGCCGTTCGACAACGAGACGGCGACCTCGCTGATCCTCGTGCTTGCCGACGATCGCACCGACGCGGCGAACACGATGGCGTTCGTGATGAGCAGCGTGAAGCTGTCCAGCGCCGAGCGCGACGACGGCGAGAAGCAGCTGGTCAGCACCTACAACTTCACCGTGGCCTACAACGGCAACGGTGGCGCAGCGCTGGCCAACCACGCGACCATCATCAGCATTCAGGACAGCCAGGCCGCGTAACGACCTTTGGGCTGGAGAGCGGCCCGTCAACAGGTTCCCTCGGTCCTGCTCTCC